GTTTACGACTGCGACATCAAGGACCCAACAAACGATCGTTACTACTACAACGCTCTTCTTGTTGGCTTGACTGAGCCAGAAGGCGATTCATCGTCTGGTGCGCCCGCAACTTTTGCCCTAACATTTGCAATATCTGACGTGGAGTCTCGCGTCCGCACGTGATCCAGTAATTTAATAGTTACGCTACAGTGACCACGGGGCGTGCTAGTTTTCGCGTATGAGCGAAAATTCACTTTACCAAACTGAAGATACTGCTGAGTCGCGTGCCAAAAAAGCACCAGCGCGCGATACTGTCAGCCCACTTGAAACCATCAAGGAAGAGAGCCAGCTTACGCGTTTGCGCTCTATTGTGCAGCGCAAGGTTGAGCGACCGATGGTATTGATTCCGATTCCAGAGCGTCCTGGGGTTACACTAAAAGTAAGCCCAAATATTACCCAGACGCAAATGAAAAATTGGCGCAAGAACGCTGGCGAAGATTCACGCAATGGCCTTGACGCAACAAAGTTTGCAACGTTGGTTGTTGGCCACACGACTATTGGCATTTGCATTGATGACGAAGAGGTGTTTGACGAGGATGGCATTCACCTAACTTTTGCCCATCCCAAAGTGCTAGAGATGACGGAAGCAACTCGCCCAGTTCCAGATGCAGTGCGCAATATGTTCGGAGTTGACCCACACATTGAGTCAGCAGCTCTGGCAATACTTGATGCAGCTGGGTATTCTGACACTGTCGCAGCCGTGGACCCTACGAAGGAATCTTCGACCAACTAGTAGAAGATTCCTATGTAAAATCTGCGGCGCGGATAGCTGAGTGCTTTCATATCAATCCGTTAGATGTTCTTGACATTGACGAAGTTGACTGGTTGATACTCATGGCCTGTGGTAAAGTAATATCAAACGACCGCGAAGAGCAGGAGCGAAAGTCGAAGACTCAGAGCGTCCAGTAGGGCTCTCATAGCTCGGCAATTTGTTACTTCCAAGTGACTTAACGATCACCGGAGAAAGTAATGGCCGACGAGACCGTAAGCATAAAAGTCAAAGTAGATGCCCACGATAGGCAGCTTAATGCTCTCATGGCAAAACTTGCCGTCCTTGAGCGGATGGAAAAACGCCTATCAAGTGGGCGAAATGTTGAGCGCTATGCGAATAATACTAAAAATTCTCTCGGGAAAGCCGGGCGAGCATGGAAGCGCAACTTTGATGATATAGACAAAATGGTCAAGGGAACCGGCAAGCTATTAACGAAGTTCCTGACAACCGCTATCAAGGGTGTAATTGTGCAAATGGCAGCAATGGGTGCTGCGATGATTGCCGTACATGCCGCTTTTGCCGCTGGCAATTTAATCATGAAAGCCTATAGAGGCACAATGCAAATATTAGCAACTGGGGCCGCTGCGGCAACTGTTGCAATTGCTGGTGTCGCGGCTGCCATACGGGAGCAGCAGGCCGCAATATTCGGATATCGCGGCAAGGGGGCCAAGGAGTTCGGTTCTGGAATGAATCAGACCCGTATGGCGATGCGGAATCTTCATGCTGACGCAAACTTGGCAACGCTGGGAGTTGAAGCGCTTAACAAGGCCTACGGCACAATGTCAAAGTCAATGAACGTTGCGCAGATCAATGCAAGCAACGCAATGATGAAATCTCTAATGGACTTTGGGGCGGCTGGTCAAGACCCAGCAAAAGGGCTTGAGCAGGTTGCCGTTGTAATTGCCGCGCTGTCAGACAAAAAGAAAAACATCTCTGACGTAATGGCCGAGGCAAAAAAACTTGGCCCAGAGATGGAGAAAGCCCTTAAGGAGGCAAACGTAAAAACCAAAGACCAGTTTAAAAACCTACTGTTATCTGGTGACCTTGCGAAAAAAGGTGGCGTTGCTGGACAGTTTGCCAATATCAATAACACGCTTATTGGACAGCTCAAGTCATACTTTGGGCGCATCAGAACAGACTTTGCAGACTTTGGCGATCAATTCCTAGAACCGCTCAAGGTTGCATTTGAGGATATTTTCCAAGTTATACGACGCGACTTGCAGCGGCTTGATGCAACAGTCCAGCAGACTTTTGGCCATCAGGGATTCATTGATGGTTTCGTAAGTGGAATAACAAAAGTAAGCGACTTCATGATCCGCCTGATGCGTGAATATCTTCCACGCGCTATTGGAATGTTTGGACGGATAGGCGAATGGTTTGACTCATTCAAGCGCGGCTGGAACATTATTTTAGACAGACTTCGCCCTCTTATTAAGGGTGCCGAAGTTTTGTACGACGCTCTTGATCCAATCTGGCAGTCGGTAAAGCGTGCTGGGCGGGAGATGTTTGGTTTTGGCGAAAGCCTGCAGCTAAACCGCGACAACATGAAGGAGTTTGGTGAGCGGATAGCTTCGTTTATAGACACTGCAGTTGATGGCCTAAATGCCATGCGTGCGATATTCGCTGAACTCGCCCCGTTTATCAACGATGTGCTCGGCGGCTTATCTGGTATTTTCAAATTTGTCACTCAATTTATGACTGGTGGCGCTGGCAAAGGTTTTGCTATGGCGCTAGCGCCGCTACTTGCATTTAGCACGGCTGGCCGAGCGATGGGCGGCGTAAAAGGAAGATTTGCGCCACAGGTCGGCTTAGCAAACCGCGAGATGATCGTTAATGCTCAAATGGTAACAGTAAATACTGTGCAAATTAGTCGTCCAGCTGCAGCAAACGCGCAAGCAATGGGCATTGCCCGTGGTTCAATGGTAAGCCCGGCTGGAACCCTCTCTTCTGGTGGCGGAGGGTCGGAGTTGCAGGCCAAAGTATTTGAAACAACAAAAATCGCTAAACCAGACAAACGACCAGAACAAACGCTCCGTTCTGGCGCAGCTAGTAGCAAACTCCAAATATCTGGACTCGGGGATTTAAAAAATCAGCAAATTGTTGGCGGCATGGGTGGTTTCGTTAGGGCCGGCATTGGATTCCAAGAGCGTAAGTTTGGCGGCAGATTTACCGAGCGGCAGGAAGCGTATGCCCGGCAACTAGAACAGACAATTGCTGTTGACCAAGCCATAGCGAGGAACAATCCCACAGTAGCTCAGGTACGCGCAGAGCAGCGCATGCTTGAGGAGGGATCGCTACAAATGATTCCACAGCCAGCTGGCTCATATGCTTCTCAAGTGGGCCTATTGCCATTTGAGCGGGAAGGCATGACTGCAACAGAGGCAACTGCAGCATACCCACAGCAGGTAATGGAGCAGCGCATGCAGCAAGCAAAAGAAGCACGCGCCGAACGTCGGCGTTTGGCGCGACAGCGCGCACGCATAAGGGTTGGCCAGGCTGTAAACCAAGTTTCTTACCGTGGTCGGCAAGCTTCTGGTGCCGTCCGTGGGGCATTTAACTTCTTGCAAAGCGGTGCGTATAACCCATATTTGGGCGATGAGGGTGGATTTTATGACGTCGGTGGAGCACGCGCTGACATTGACCTGCGCGCTCAGAGAATGGCCGATGCACTTGGCACGCGTAGCGGGAGGATTCAGGCAAAGCTAATGGCTGCGCGTGCAAAAAATAGACTCAACAGGTCGGCGATGACGCGATTCGGTCGTATGTCTAGTGGCCTCGGGACAAGCGCTGGAGGGCGATTTGGCACGAGTGCTGGCTTGGGCTTATTGAGCCAGTATGCGCCAGCAGAGCTACAAGGGTCAATGGCGCTTGGTGGCTTGGCTTCACAGTTTGACCCCCGCCTTGGCATAGCTGTTGCTGGCGTCGGAACTGCTTTAAATGCGCGTAGTGGTACAACTGGGGCACTTGGCGGCGCTGCTGGTGGCGCCATGATCGGAGGATTTTTCGGACCAGCTGGGGCAGCTGTTGGGGCTGGAATTGGTGCACTCGTTGGCGGAATTATGGGCAGCATCAATAAAGCAAAAATACAGCTCAAAGAAGCTAAACGGGCAGGCCAGGAAGTATTGGGATCATTCTTCGCTGGTCTTGCGCAAGCTGGTATGACTCAGTTTGCAAAAAACCAAGCGATGATTGAGTCCGGGGATTTGACTGGTCTTTCTACAACTGGAGCATTTGAAGGTGTTGCTGCAGCTGCACGAGATCAGGCAAAGATGCTTTATAGG